CATTGCTTCATCTTCCAAGGCGTTACGCTCTGCAATTTGCTCCTCGGTAAGTTCAGAAAGACCATTAAGGGCATCAAGTCTTTTATCAATGAAGCCAAGTTCTGTTTCTGTTATCATCTTTGAGCGTTCCAGTTCCTCATCAAGTTCAGCAATCGTTCGCTCTTTGCCTGATGATATTGCTTTCCCTGCAAAATCACTGATTAGCGCAGTAGCCGTGTTCATATAGTCAGCGAAAGACATAGAGAAGTCCTTGCCTTGCTGTAATATCTTGCTGTATAAGTCAGAAAACTGCTTACTTACGGCATCCAATCCCAAGTCTGCCAAGTTCTGCTCTACCAAATTTTTCAGCGGCTCTAATCCCTCCACGATACGCAAGAACATCTTGTTGGCTTTGTTCTTCTCGTTTTCCATTATGGAAGTGTCCAGCTGTGTTATCTGTAAGTCAGTCTGTGCGAGTTGGACTTTTTCATCTTCGTTAAGGTCTTTGCCTTGCTCTTGTAGAAGCGCCCTTTTTGCTTCCAACTGCTCTTTTAGTAGTTGTAGTTTCTCTTTCTCTCTCTTATTGACTGCTATGGTCGTGTCGTATTCCAGTAGTTCCAAGAAGTATTGCTTATCCTTGTAGGATATATTCTTGTCAGCCATTATCATCTGCTTCTTATATTCGGCAGTTTCTTGACCCAAAAGTTTGATATATTCTATTTCCTTTTGGCTTTTCTCTAATAAGGCTTGGTTGAGTTGCCTCATCTTATCTTGCTGACTTTCGTTTTCATCGAATAGGTCTTTGGACTTTTGCGACTCTATTTCCCTCTGCTCCTGCTTGTATTTCTTTGCAAGGTCAAGTAGTTTGGTGTAGTATGTATCCTTTTCTTTGATAACCTGCCCATCTATTTCTATTTCCTTTACGAGTAGGTCATAGCCTGTAAGTTCGTTTTGCGCCTCCACACGCTGTCTTCGAAACTTCTCTAATAGTTTGTTATGCTCAAAATCCAAATCTTTACGAGCCTTGTCAAATGCTTCTTTGTCTAACTGCTCCTGTGTTTTCTCTTTCTTTACCCTGCCTTTTGGTGTCTTCTTCTTTTTCTTTGCTTTATCATATCCTGCCTTTGGTGGGTCTACTACTTTTACACTGCTTCTTGGAACAAGTTCACCATCTACATAAGTGTATTCATTGGCTCTTTTATTAGTGAATTTTCCGTTCGCAGCCGTTTCTCTCCAAAAGTTATTGTGAACAAAGTATTTTTGCCCTTTCTTTCTTGCTTCAATAAGTTTATTTTCTAATTCCTTTTGGTTTTTAAGGTTTTCCAGCGCTTTTTCATCGCCTGAAAGGATTGCAGTATTTTCTTTGTGCAGACTTGATAGTTTCTCTTTCGTGCTGTCAATGATAGAGCCAAAGTCTCCCAGCATCTTGATAGCATCCTCTGTTCCGAATATAGCATCTTTGATAGATTTCACAAAATACTCTATACCCTTGATAACAAGTTTAATAACAGTGCTAATAGCCACGAGATTGGTTTTAACCTGATTAACCACGAGATTAACCAAATCCCAGCCTTTGCCATTGTCAAATAGGTTTCCTGTCAGCGCATTAAGCACATCGCCCACGGCTTCAAAAACATCTTTCAGCTCTCCCATTATACTCACGCCATCTGCTCCTCCTGTAACGGCTAAATCAAGAAACTCTTCCAATAGACCTTTGGCGATTTCCAAAACATCTGAAATGGCATTGATAAAATCCTTGTTAGTAGCGAGGGTATCCAAAAACTCCGTCCATTGGTTTTTGAGTCTGTTCTGTGCGCCAGCAAGGGTGTCTATTCTATCAACAGTATCAAGTCCATAGACTTTTTTAAGCTCTTCAGCTACTTTTGGCAATACATCCCCTGCTACTACCTGTCCCTTTTTCAACATATCATCCAATTCGGAAGTGGATACACCCATAGCATCAGCGAATATTTTCATCGCCCCAGGCAACCTTTCCCCTAACTGCCCTCTCAATTCCTCTGCTTGAACGTTCCCTTTGGATACCATTTGCTCCAAGGCTGTATAGATACCTTGTATTCGCTCGGTAGGAAGCCCCATTTTAGCACCAGCACCAGCAAAAGCATCAAATATTTCTTTGGCTTTCTCGCCCTCCAAACTGGTGTTTCTCGTTGCTGCGCTGAACTTGGTGTATGAATCTGTAAGGCTGATAAGTTCCAGCCCATATTTTTCGGCGGCACTTGACAAGAACTCCTTTTGATAACCTACTTCTTCCTCTGTTTGGAAGACTTCTTTCATTGCGTAATTCACAGCATTGAGTTTCTGAACAGTCTCATAAGATTGAGTAGCAATGTCGCCAAGCATTCTTGCTCCATCTGCCATAATGATACCCCCAGCGATAGAACCAGCACGGCTCATCATTCCACCAAAGCCACTACCCATTCCGTTGAGTGCTGATTGGTAGTTTCCGACATTACGCTGGTTGTCGCCTACGCTTTTGTCTATCTTTTTCAGTGCAGAGTCTAATCCTACAGCTTTGAGTTTAGCCTCTGTAAACTCTTTGGATAGTTTAGATAGTTCTTTCTCATAGGCAGAAACCCCTATCTTACCATCTTTAAAGTCCTGCTCTAAAAACTGCATCTGCGCTGCCAAGTCTTTCGCTTTGTTTTTAGCATCCAGCACCTCCCTTGCAAATCTCTTGTAGTAGCTTTGGCTTTCGGATAGGATTTTGTTTTGTTTCTCCTGCAATGATAAGGCTTGCTTCTTCGCTCGTGCTTCGGCGTTCTGCTGGTTTGCCAATTCCTTTGCTGTTCGTGCTTGTTCAGTAGTCAGCTTTGCGTTAGTCAGTCTTATCTGCTGTGTTTTCTGCTCTATGGTCGCCATATCTTTGAGCGTTCGCATATACTCTTTGGAATAACCATCCAAGTCTTTTATTCCCTCAATGGTCTCTTTTGGCGTTCCTCTGTTCAGTTTGGTGTTGGTTTGGTCTACGGCTGTGTTTAGTTTTCCGAAAGACTCAATCAATTTAGTCACTCCTGTCTCCAACTTTCCTAATTCTTCTAATGTCTCCTGCGTTTGGATTACGGCTAATTTATCACTCATAAGGTTTTATTTTTTGTTATGTAATTCTACTTTTTTTATCGCCATTTCCTGCATCTTCCCAAATCGATAAAGGCTGGTCTTATTAAGGTCTATCGTTCGCTCCAAAATCATCTCAATGCTGACAATGGCATCGTTGATGTTGGCTGGCTCTTTGTTCTGTGCTTCTTTCTTGTTGTTCTCAATATTCTGCATTGCCTTATCAAGGTTGGTCTGCCACATTGCTATTCTTTCCTCTATGTATTTCTTCTGTTCTTGCAGATTGTCGCTCTTACGGATTTTGATTTGTGCGAGGGCTTCTTTCATATCCTCCCAGTGTTCAGGCAGTCCCAGTTCCTGCCTTAATGCATTCTGCCTTTCTTTCATCTCCACGATTGCCAGCAGTGTAGTGAATTTGATAAAGTTTATTTTCGCTATCTCGGCACTTCCCAACATCAGCAGGTCGTTGGTCTTGGCGTTAATGGATATGCTATACTCTCGGATGATGTCGTTAAACTTACTTTTCAGTTCCTTTTGCAGATCTTCGTTTTCTTCCAATTCCTCGCCATCATATCCTTTTATCATGTAGTTATAATCTCCTGTTTCTGTGATTCTTTCATAATTGAAAAGTGGCAGTTCCTTGGAATCTTTGTATAGTTTCATATATGTTTTATTATCCTCACAAATTTACTTATTTTTATTTAGTCTAAATAAAGATAATATATTATATTTGTAAAAATAATGTTGCTGTGGGGATTTTAACGAGAATAGACAACGGAATATCAGCGTTTAAGTCTGCATTTATGGGTAGCAGTGTAGCGCCTATCTATGCAAGATTGAGTAATGGTACGCACTCCTACAACTACGAAACCGAGCGTATGGGCGTGTTATCGTTCTTGGGTATAGGGAAAACTTACTTTTCGCCAAAGGAAGATTATAAGGCTTACTACATAGACGGCACTTTCCTATCCGACTGCATCAATCTGTATGCAGATTTTGCTTCACAGGTAAGAATCCAAGAAGTAGATGACAAAGGCGAGGCTGTGGAAAATTCCGAATATCTGAAATTCCCCAACGAGCCGAACGAGTTTCAAAACCAGACCGATTTCATCAAGGAAATGGTGGTTAATCTACTCACTACTGGGATGTCTATTCAATATGGCAATTTCTTTAAAAACGGCAATTTAAGAGCCAGTCCATCGCTTTACAACTTGGAGTTTAACAATATCAAGTTTCCAGAGATAAAAGACCCTTACACGCTTACAAGGGACAAGATAAAGACTTTAAAGGTGGTAGAAACACTTGCTGGTGGTGTGCAGAGAACAAGAGAACTGCACGAGTTGGCTTTTTTCTACGATACTATCGCCAAAAAGAATTACAGAGGTGGAGGAGCGGAAAACATGTTTTTCAATCCTATTTCAAGGATTTCCTCTATTCTCTACTCTATTCAGACCATCCTAAATAGTGAGGATATGATGTGCTTCCTTACTTCTAATCCTGTAAATTCTAGCATCAGCCGAAAGGCAACAGGAGCAGGGATTGCGCCACTGAGTGGCGACCAAAAGAACGATATAGAGAGCAAACTCAATGGAAGAGGAAGGTATGGTGCTGGAATGGGTAAGGCTGGCGATGTTATCGCTACAAACGAAACACTGGAAAGATTAGACCTTACAAGGGACAATAAGAAACTGCAAACCATAGAGATGCAGGAAAATGCCAAGGAAAACATCCGAAACAGGTATTTAATACCAAAAGACTTTTTCGGTGGCAGCACCTATGAAAACCAGCAGTTTGCAGAGGCTAAATTCATTTTAGGCAATGTGAAAACTATCACAGACAACTGGCTTCAAGAATTGACCAACAAGTCGCCTAAATATTTCAAAGAGCGAGGAACAAGGCTGATTGGAACATACGACCACCTGCCGAGTGTAATCGCAATTAAAACCAAGCTCAAAAACGAGGGCTTTAAGTTCAAAGCAGAAGCATTGGTATCGCTTTTAGGAGCGTTTGAAAAGGCGCAGGAATTAGGTGTAAGTAATGACTTTGAGCAGTTTGTCAAAGAGCGAGGTTTTGAGGACTTTATAAATAACGAATGATGAAAAAAGAAATAGAAAAAATAGAGCAAAAACTGAAAGACTCCAAGTCCAGTCCAGCACTGGAACAAAGCCTAAAAGAAAAGAAAAAGATTTTAGCAAAAAACCAAATCGTAAAGAAATGATGATAACAGCAAAAGAGATACCTAACAGAACATTTGATACAAAAGAGGATATGTTCAAATTCTTAAAAGAGAACAAGAACTTCCTTATTTCACAAAAGAAAATGGCGACAAAGTTGTCAGACCCTTTTGCGTTTTCTTTTGTCGTAAATGAAAAGGGCGAAGCAATTAAAACAGCAGGAACAACGCCTGATGATGTAAATACCATCAGAATAAAGGTAGTTATCAACTCTACCAACATCTATGATTCCCACGGAGATGTTTCCATTAACGGAAGCTGGAACAGAACAGCCAAAAACTCCAAGAATATCTACCTGCTGAAAGAACACAAGATGAACTTTGAAAACATCATCAGCGATGAAGTGGAAGTGAGAGTAGAAAAGTTCAACTGGAAAGACTTGGGCTTTAACTACCTTGGAGAAACAGAATGCTTGGTGTTCTACGCCACACTGAAAAAGGACAGAAACCCTTATATGTTCGGGCAGTATGCCAAAGGATATGTGAAAGAGCATTCGGCAGGGCTTCGCTACATACAGCTGGAACTCGCTATCAATTCAGATGCTGAATGGGATAAAGAAGAAAAGGCTGTTTGGGACAAGTATTACAATGATATTGTAAACAAAGAAGATGTAGATGAATACGGCTACTTCTGGGCTGTAACAGAACAAAAGATAATAGAGGGAAGCGCAGTTGTCAAAGGAAGCAACTTCGCCACTCCAACGATATTTGTAGAACCCGTCGCTGACACTTCTACTGCAAAAGAGGACTCGGATAATTCCACTCCTAAAAGTGTGATTGAAAATTATTTAGTAACCCTTTAAAAATTTACAAGATGAATTTTGAAAAGAAATCTTTAACAGAAATTGCAAAGATGTCAGATGAGGAAAAAGAAAAGTATTTCGCTGACAAAGAGGCTTTTGAAAAAAGCCAAAGAGAAGCAGAATTGGAAACACTAAAAACAGGGATTGAAAGTGTTATCTCTGAAAAAGAGAAAGAAACACAGCAGTCTATTGACAATGTGCTTAAAATCGTGGAAGAAATCAAGGCTACACAAGGAAGTCTTACAGAAGAGGCTTTCATAGAAGTGATAAAAAGAAACCACGAGGCGATTAAAAAGGCTTACGAGTCTAAATCAGGTGTGGTGGAGATTGAGTTCAAACAAGCGGCGCCAATCACTACTGGTGCTGTAACATTGGGAACAGCTCCTAATATTTTAGGAACACAAATTGCGCCTGTTTCTAATGTTAATCTTCGTGGAATGGACATTGAGAACTTCGTGTCTGTATTGCCTACTTCACAGCCAGTGTATGCCTATACGGAGACTGTGCCAAAAGATGGAAACTATGAGTTTGTGGCAGAGGGTAACAAAAAACCACAGATTGACTTCAAGGTATCAACAGAGTTTGCGAAGCCAAAGAAAATCGCTGCTTGGATGCACTTAACAGAAGAGTCTGTTTACGACATCAAAGGATTGGAGGGCGTAGCAAAAGACTACTTGAAAAAGAAACACGACCTATTCAAAAACAAGGCTATCTTGTTCGGTGATGGTGCTGGGGAAAATCCAAAAGGAGCAACGAAATATGGTCGTGCGTTTGTAGCTGGTCCTATGTCAATAAAAGTTACAAAGCCAAACTTTATGGATGTAGTAAACGCAGCAGTGACTGACATCGCTACAACTCACAATTTTGAGGATGAAACTCCATACATGGCAAACTTGGTGCTTGTGAATCCAGTAGACTTCTACTTGGAATTAGTAGCAGCAAAAGACAACGAGGGAAGACCATTGTATCCAACAGCTTCGCTATTCAACACAGTGGTAATCGGTGGAATGGTTATCAAGTCTGATGAGTCTATTCCACAAGGTAAAATCTTCGTAGGAGACCTTAGCAAGTATAACATCACTGACTACCTTTCTTACACTGTGAGAATCGGATGGATAAACGATGATTTCATCAAGAACCAATTCGTAATCTTGGGAGAATCAAGATTCCATGCATTCGTGAAGAAACTTGATGAAAAAGCATTCATCTACGATGATATTGCTACAATCAAAACAGCAATTACAAAAGCATAGACAGATATGGAAGTAAAATTGTTAAGAGAATGGGGCGACCATAAGAAAGGAGCAGTTTTAGACATCTTGGATGAGACTGTAATACAGGCTGGTTTAGAAGCTGAACTTTTTGAGCCAACAGACAAAGAAAGTAAAGGTAAAAAACCTGTAAATGTAGAAGAAGGTAAAGACACAGAACAAGCTGAAAAATAGATACTAAATGCTGATAGACAAAACATATTTTAAAGGCGATTTGCTTATTCCTAACTTGGATGAGCCAAATCCTGATGAAAACACCACTGCGGTGAATTTAGATGAATTGATTGACAAGGTAGAGGAAGAAGTTTTGTCTTTCAGTTTTGGTATTAAAATGTGGCTTGATTTCAAGACTAAATATGAGGAGGATTCTGCTAACCTGCCACAAAATTATAAGGACCTGCTACACGGCAAGACTTATACAAAAGAAATAAACGGCAGGGAGGAAACTTTGGTTTGGAAAGGTTTAATCCAAGAAACCAAAAAAGAATCACTACTGGCGTATATAGTCTATGTAGTCTATAATATGCACAATGTAACCCAAACGACAATGTTCGGGCAAACGATGATAGACACAAAAGTAGGCACCGCGGTAAGCATCTCTCCTAAAATGGCGAGGATATATAACGATTTCATCTATCAGTTATACGGAGGAGTAAGGAGTGATAGAAGTGGATTGACATTGGAGGGAAACCCTTATTGGAATTTAGGAAGAGGGATAGACTACCGCGGTTTTAAGCCTACAAGTGGCTATGTTTCACTTGTAAGGTATCTTTTGGATAATGTAGAGGACTACCCTCTGTTTGATGCTAATTATCTGAAATTCGGAGGAGAAATAACAAATGAATTTGGGCTATGATGATAAACCATAATCTATTGCTGTATAGCCTTTTTGAGGATGCCTTTAAAGTGAGTTTCAAAGGCAACGAATATACGGCAAATTACGGAGAGGCTGATTTGTTTGAACTTTGGAAACTGCTCCAAAGCAAGAAACAGAAATACCCTGTAATTTGGCTGCAAACAGGATACAGCGTAATTCACGATGTGAAGGGACAAAAGACCAAACTCAAAGGCATGAGGTTTTTCTTCATTACGCTGGGTTCGGAACATGCCTTTTACAAGGATAGGTTTAAATCTACCTTTAAGGAGGTGCTACTGCCTTTATTAGGCTCTTTCTTGGATAAGATAAGAAAGACTAACGGAGTATCTTTTGAGGAGGATAACTATTCATTTATTTCACT